ACTATTTTATCAAGGCTCTTTTTGATTTTCTGTAATTCTTCTCTTCTTGCTTCTACTTTAAAGAATAAATTTTTATGCTTTTTCGATTTCAAAAACTCTTTAGTTTCTTTATCGCACAAAATATAAACTGGTTGGTCATGAAATTCCCTCAACGACATTATCATAAGGTCTACCTCATGTTTGACCTCGTGAGTTGATACGGTACAGAAACTCTTTATTTTCCTTGTTATTGGAGATGATATTTTTTTAATCTTTGTTTGTACAACTCTAAACGGAAAATCTTCAGAATATATATCAGCAATTTTTGATATCGCCAAAGTTGCTTGATCAATTGGTATCCTATCAAATTTAAGAACAATCGTATTTCGTGGCGCGACCTTAGACTTACATATTTTTTCATAGGTATTGTCCTTACTTCCTACGTCACATATAAAAACCATGCAGGGTGATTTATGCATCTTATGTAATGTTTTCTCTAGAAATTCTTCTATCTCTTCTTCAACGTCTTGGATTACCAAGCATAGCGAAAACTTTGTTTTTCTAAAGTCGGACGAATTGACGGCTGATTTTAGGACGTTGATATTTCTTGGCTCAAATATATGATCATTGATAGGTTTTATACTAACCAATTTACCGTCAATTTTTAACTTCGGCGTGGCCATACCTAGAAATAATTTTCACATATCCAATCTTCTAAAATTGCATATTGTAGACTGCGTTCGTAGTTGTCCTTGATTGCTTCTTTCATAGAGTCGTATAGTTCTGGTGTTAAAATATCAAAATTATACTTTCCATGTTTTTCGCGAATATCCTTGAATTGAATAATTCCATTTGTGTTAAAATAATCGCCTATATTGGGGGCTCCCATATATATTGGTACTGTGCCAGTTAGGAAGCAATCAATTATTTTCTCTGTGAAATACGTCTTATAACTATCGTTTTCGATTGCGATTGAAAACATATATGGGTTTAGTCCAAATTCTTTTTTTCTGATTGGCCTTGTGTCCCTGCCGTATACGTCTATCTCCTTTGAATTAAGAAGCTCCTCTACGACACGAGTTCTAAATATGTGTTGTGGGGAAACTATTGTGCCAGATGCGATCATCGAACAAACTCTGCTTTTTTTATGAATGCCTATATCGTGAATCCATGAACCATACGCGGGACACCATTTAAACAAATCACTATCCAAATCCAGTAACTCTTTGCTATGCGTAAAGACATATTTAAATGTCTTTTTAAACTTGGCTGTCTTTTGACTGACGTGCTCGATGCAATGTTTTGAATATACTCTTGATTCGAATATCCACCCGTATTTTGTTCTCCCGTCTTCAGCGTCTTCAAGCCCGTACTTAAGTCCACGGTCTACATAAAAAGATTCCTTATGTTTCTTGACCGCATTTGTTTTTTCAGGGCAAGGAAACCAAGTCATCTTTTGGGGAACTTTTCCTGTAGTTGAACTTTTTTGGAACTGAAATCCACCACCTATCAAATTGAAATACTTCATTAGTCCTTCCAACTGGTCCAAAAAATAGAATTTTTCTTAGCTTCTTCCTCAGTGAACCTATCGAACCTTTGTCCAGCCCTTCCCGATCTTATACCGCTAATTTTTACAACAACTTCATTTGGTACTGGCAAGAGTTTAGAAAATTCAATCACTAAATAAGGGTCCTTTCCTCCTTTAATTGAGATACCACATATACATGGAGTGTTGGATGTCCAGCTTATGGGTTTTATGCTCCCCTTTTCACAAACGTGTATGAATTCTCTATCTAATTCTACTCTCATTTTAGGATCATCTTTAATATCGACCCATGAAGTATCAATAACAATGACATCCTCGAACCTTGTCTCAGGCATTTCTACACAAGTCAGGCCAACATAAACCCCTTTCTCTGTACTCTTTACGATGGCATATTTTGCGCCAGTAGGACCAGCAGGGCCAGTAGGACCGGAAGAACCATCGTAACCACCGGGACCAGCAGGGCCAGTAGGACCGCAAGGACCAGCAGGACCAGCATAACCCGCAGGACCAGTAGGACCAGAAGAACCATCGTAACCAGCAGGGCCAGCAGGGCCAGTAGGACCGGAAGAACCAGCAGGACCTGTAGGCCCATCGTAACCAGCAGGACCTGTAGGCCCAGTAGGGCCAACAGGGCCGTTAGAAGGGCCAGTAGGACCAATGGGGCCAGAGTTTCCAAGAGGACCTTGAACGCCTATAGGACCAGCCATTCCGAAAGACAATACTGTGGTATTGCCACTGGTAAAGACGCCCGTAACTTGATTTGGAAGATTATCTTGATCACTGGAATATTGAAATTGAACGGGGATAGTATGGTAGTCGAAAACGCCACTGTCTTGCACAAGTCCTGTTACTGTAAAAGTCGCAAATTTGGCTGAGTCATTTTCGTCAAATACTCTTATTGTCCCGTAAGGGTTAACGCTTGTTGAATCATTTAAACCGCTAACCCAAGTCCTGTTATCGAAGTGGCTGGCTCCCGAATTGTGAATCCAAATTTTGTTGCATTCATAGAGGCCACTTACTCCTGATTGTGACCAATATGAAACTTCATCATCAATTCCGAAATAAAACTCACCACTTAATGGAGGAATAGATTCCCCGGTATATGAACTGTGTTTATATAAAACACTATGGCCCCCAAATCCTCCTCGTGGACCAATTGGCCCACCTGAAGGCCCAGCAGGGCCAGTGCCACCAGTGTTACCAACAGGACCTGTGGGACCAGTTACCGTACTCGCAGCACCCGTGGGACCAACAGGACCAGCAGGACCAGCAGAACCAGTAGGGCCAGCAGGGCCAGCAGAACCAAGACCCGTAGGACCAGCAGGACCAGCAGGACCAGCAGAACCAGTAGAACCAATAGGGCCAGCAGGGCCAGCAGAACCTGTAGGACCAGCAGGACCAGCAGGACCAGCAGCACCAGCGTTACCTTTGTCCCCGGCACGAGTGAATGTTAAAACAACTGAATCAGTGTCACTGAAGCTTCCGTTATTATCAACGTGTGTTACGTAGATTGCGCTCCAGTCAGCATGACTTTCGTAACTAGACGTAGTCACATCATACAGTGCGTATGTATTCGGTGCTGCTTCTTTGAAAAGTTTAAGACGTGCTCTAACGGGATTGGTTGAATTATCATCGAGCGTTCTTATCCATGACGTAACGTCTGCGGATGATCTATTAGTATTACTGACGCTAACCGTACTAACGCTAGAAAGCGTAGCATTGTTAAGAGATATTTTGCCGTTGCCCGGATCAATTGCGGATGTTCCTGTGTCGAATTCGTATGGTTGACTGTCACCTCCAAATGCACCTTGTGACCCAGTAGGACCAGCGTTACCAGCAGGACCAGCAACACCAGTAGGACCAACAGCACCAGCAGCACCAGCAGGGCCAGTGCCACCAGTGTTACCAACAGGACCTGTGGGACCAGCTACCGTACTCGCAGCACCCGTGGGACCAGCAGCACCAGCGGGACCAGTAGGCCCATCTCCACCCATTGGTCCAGCAAGACCCGGAGCACCCGTGGGGCCACAAGGACCGGGAGGACCTATAGGACCCCCGGCACCAGCAGGACCAGTTGGTCCCCCAAGAGGGCCAGTAGGTCCAGCAGGACCTGTGTTGCCAGTGCCAGCAGGACCAGTAGGCCCTGTTGGGCCAACTAGCTCAGAAATGTTGGTAATAAACCTTGGCATACTAAATTTCTATATACGATGTTGATGCTGTTACTCTATCTCCATACCGACCACTACCCGCAATTCTTTCACCGTTCCCAAGAATAAACTTTTCGTTCGGAAAATGGAGAGTCGTATGGCCTGTGATAGCCAAATTCTTAATAATAGCATTGTTATTAGAGGCAACTTCTCCGCTTTGCATACAGAAAATGGACAAATGCTCACCAGAAGCAGTAAAATTACAAAAGTACAACCCAACCACCGCGAAAGATTGAGTCTCTGTGCCAGAGACTATGTCCGTAGGAGTAGTACCGATTATAGTATTTGATAAAGCCATCTATCCTGTTCCTGTATTTTACAATTACACCATTCTTTTACCCAAGAATTATAGAATATTTAATCATTTGCTTCTGTAAATTACTGCTTGTGACAATACCCGCAACGCTCATATCGCCGTCAAAATTCGCTTCTCCGGTGAACCTTACTTTGTTAGCTATTAGTTGGTCTTGATCAGCCTCTAAAATGATTTGGTTAGTTACCGTGTTTTTTACCTTGAAAGTTCCGTCGTTACTTACGCCGATACTTACCCCTCCCATGAATTTTAAAGAGTCTCGCTCAAGGTACAAGTCTTTGAATGGTTTAGTCTCAGAACCTATATTCCATTCTCCACTTTCATTGGGGACTATATTGCCACTGAAGGACGTAGAGCCATCTAATCTTATGATCGAGTTTCTTATGGATAGTTCTGAGCCAGTGATGGTGACTCCTGATTCAAACGTCTTTTGTCCTGTGATCGACTCTATTCCGCTGAGATGAACGACAGTTGCAAGCTCAACATCGTTCGATACGACTTCTGTTTGCAGAGTAGATATGTCCGCACCGAACTGGATATCTGATTCGGCAAGATTTCCAGTTGCGTCACTTAATATTCCAGTTGCGTTACTTAGCAATTGTCCAGTTTGTTTTAACTGAACGTCAATGGCTACCATTTCGCCATCTCTGTATAAATTAGTAAAATGACCAGATATACCATAGATATTTCCAAACATGGAAGCATCTGTACCAATGTCACCGACCCAAGATTCTCCAACTCTTTCGTGGGCAAATATATTTCCGCTAGTATATATATCTCCACGAGCATCTAAAACCCCTGAAGCATTATCATTGACATACTCCGTACCCGCGCTACCCAATACCACCGGATAATAGCCTACTCCAAGTGAATGGTTTCCGGTGTCGTACCAAACGTTATCCGCTCCCCCAAACGTAGCAGCGTCAATTCTATAATTGAGATTATAAATTTTACCAGCAGCAGCCATTGCGCCATCTGCTCCTTGAGGGCCTGAAGGTCCAGCAGGACCAGTGGGCCCACCATCGCCCTTATCACCTACGCGAGCAAACGTGATATAAATATCTTCTCCGTCTGGGAAAACCGAAACACTTCCGTCTATGTATGTTATGTCTACGTCAAACCATCCCGCGTGTTCATGATAGCTATTGATAGCAAACAGGACAAAGTTGTCGTTCTGATCTTTCTCCGAAACTTTTAAGTGGCCTTTGATTGTAGAAGTTGAATCGTCTATAGTCCTTAAGAACGCCTGAATGTCGTTCGTATACATATCCTTATCGTCTATGTACAATGCGGTTGCTAGGCTAATGTCGCTACCGTTAAATTTTAGGTCTCCATCTCCGGGGTCAGTATCAGAAATGTCTGTGTCAAAAGTATATCTAAATGATGCGCCTCCAAATGTCCCTGCGGGACCTGTAGGACCAACAGGACCAGTCTCACCTCCAGCAGGACCAATAAGTCCGACAGTACCTCTAGGTCCTTGTACTCCTCCTACGGCATGAGATACATATGAATCACCGCTCAAGTAACCACTATGAATTACCCATTTAACTGGAATTCTATAAAATTGACCACCACTACTAACCACAGGAGGACCAGTGACCTCCATTAATAAGAACTTCATGCCGGGTTCGGTTGCGGACATGATTTTCATCCTAGAACCCACCATCGAAATGGATAGTATCCAATCTTCTATGTAATTAGATGTTACTATTGGCTCATAGTTTCTGGTATTTAGACATAGAACACTTACTGACTCATAATTTCCAGCACCCACGTCAATCCAACACTTTGACTCCCCGGCATTAATAGTTGTGTCGAAGTGTGAATCGTCAAAAATATAACGTTGAGTATCACCACCGGGAGGTCCACTAGAACCAGTAGAACCAGTAGAACCAACAGGACCAGCAGGACCAGTAGGACCATCGTAACCAATAGAGCCAGCAGGACCTTCAGGACCAACAGGACCAGCAGGACCAGTAGGACCATCGTAACCAATAGGACCTTCAGGACCGGAATAACCAGTAGGACCAGCAGGACCTTCAGGACCACTAGGGCCAGAAGGACCTTCAGAACCGGAAGGACCACTAGGGCCTTGCATCCCTTCAGGGCCACTAGGACCAGAAGTACCACTAGGGCCAGTAGGCCCATCGAAACCTTCAGGGCCTTGCATCCCTTGAGGGCCACTAGGACCAGCAGGACCTTCCATCATGCTTGATGGCCCTGTTGGTCCCGCTGGTCCCGGCTCGGCTGGCATAAGGGCTATTACTAAAGGACAATCATCAGGGAAATATGAATATAAAGTAAGCCCACCAGATAGTTGCTCCGCACATCCATAGCTATTTATAACCTCTAGAACAACCCTGAAATAACGAGAGGCACCCCCGCCGGGTACAATAAACTGTGGTACTGTCGTTATCCTTAATCGTAAAAAATTCTCTGTAGGATCATTTTCGTTATAAATTTTGAGAGCCGAGGATTTATTCCAAGCTTGGGAAATCCATGCAAAATGATCAACATTTGTTTTACCTCTTTCACCTATATGCATAATGAGCGTACTACCCGAAAGCATCATGCAATCATAATCAAACTTAAGATATCCATTACCGGGAATTGCTCCTGCCCCGGTAATATTTGTATCAATTTCAAATAAGTAATGACCTACCGTGACATCGCCTCCCCAAGAAAAATCACCAGTAGGGCCTTGAGGTCCAATAAGGCCAGTATTACCAATAGGACCCGGAATAGTACTTGCTGCTCCACTAGGTCCAGCGGGACCAACGTTACCTTGATCACCAGTAGGACCTTGAGGGCCAGCAGAACCAACGTCACCTTGGTCACCTTTAGAACCAGCAGGACCAGTGTTTCCAATAGGCCCTAACGGCCCCACTGGTCCAGCAAGACCCGCAGACCCAACAGGCCCAGTAGGACCAGCGACTGTGCTTGCAGTACCTGTAGGACCAGCTATTAAACTTGCTGGGCCAGTATTTCCTCTAGGACCAGCAGGGCCTCCAGAACCTTGAGCACCAACAGGACCTTCAGAACCTTGAGGACCAGTAGGTCCAATCACCGTACTTGCAGCACCCGCAGGACCGGGAACATTGCTCGCGTCACCTTGAGAACCAGCAGGGCCATGAGGACCTTGGAGTCCTGTGTTTCCTTTGGAACCCGTAGGCCCTTGTGCTCCTACAGAACCTTGAGGGCCAGTACCACCAGTATTGCCAATAGGGCCAGTAGGACCAAGGTCACCTTGAGACCCAACAGGCCCCTGAGGCCCTGTAGGACCGTCAGGCCCTGCTGGTCCAATAACACCTAACGGAGGCCCTACAGTGGACGTTGTGGAATCAGAAGAAGGTGTTACGGTGGTTGTTCCGTCGCTTGGTTGAGTGACAGAGGAATCCGTTGTTGTAACTTGTGAAGATATAGATGCAGAATTTTCAGCACTGGTAGCCGTTACATTTGTAACAGTTCCTTCAGTTACTTTTGCATTTATATTTTGGTCTGCCATTAGCTGGTTACTTCAGGAGATATGTTAACTTTACCTTGTAGGATTCTTGTTACGGTCCCGGCATCGTTATACATTTCAACATCGTAAACAGCTTGGTGAACTGGTAAAGCAGCCGTCTGAACAGCAGTTAAACTAATGTCCACCAATCCACTTGGAAGAGCCAAATAGTCTGGAGAGTCCCCACTAACTACATCTGGATCAAGGTCAACCAAAATACCAGAAGCCCCATAATATGCCTTAGCATAACCTCTTGTTGTGTATCCGCTTAAATTTATTGCGCTGCTAGCCGAATCCGTGACAGCAATTCTGGCGGTATAGGTTGCTCCTTGGATGATATTAAGATTTGCCGTTGTTGCCATACGGTCTACTTTACACGAAAGAATCAAAAAAAACCGAAGGAACTAAAATCCCTTCGGTTTTTCATTGGCTATATGACTGAGCTACTACTTACCCTCTTCTAAAATTTTTTTAACTCTTGGGTCTATATCGAGAGGATCGTTTTCCGGTGCCATTTCCGTAGGAGCCCTATATTCGCTGACATGCCTTCTGAACTCCTTAATTAATCTTTTTTCCAGATTTTCCCTGTTGTCTATAGGAATGAACCCAATTTTTGAAGCATGGGTTTGCAAGTCAGTCATAGCCATATCGTTAATGGAATTAATATATTCTTCCTCAATAACTGTTCCATAACGAGAACTACCGTCATCTCCCCAAATTTGATCTAAAGTAGTTGGCGTAAACTTATCTACTTTCCCATGGACTTGGGATAGTTCGTTAATCTTATTTTTCGGTGGTCTACCACGCTTCTTAGTGGGCTTATTTTTGTTTTTTGGGCTACTCATAGTATTTCCTTTCCTCTATATTAGTCTATACACGAAAAAAATCAATAAAAAAAGCCCCCCTTGCGGGGGGCTTTAGAACGTAGAGAACTACGCTAAGCACTATTAGACAATAATACCGACAACGGCACGAGCGTCAATACAAACACGACCCTCTTCGAGATAACCGTAAAAACCAGTTTTCTCGCTACGTGAGACCCATTGGTCATCCGCAAGGACGGTCCACTGGCCACCACTCTCGTGTTGGCGAGCAACAGGACGAATGAAGGCGTCACGACTTGCGTCGAGGCCAACAAGAATCTCGTCACCAGAGGAGCTACCGTCAAAGGTAGAACCGCCAGAAGCGGGATAAGTCGTCGCACCAGCAAAGGTATCAAACAGGGTGTTGTACTTCTGATTCACGCCAAGCTCGATCACTTCGTGAAGCGAGATGCCGTAGATTTCGCCCATACCAGCACCACGGAACACTTGCTCCCGCACACTGTCGGGAAGGGCCACGCTGCTGTCAGCATAACCTTCAGCAGAAGTACCCGAAAGTACACCCGCTCTGGTGTTCATAGGTTGATAGGCAAACGCACGAACTTGCTCAAGGATTTCCGGGCTCACGAACAAGTCAGTGATACCACGGCTACCCTCAGGAGAGCCACCCGCGAACGAGGTGAACAATCTTCTCTGAAGAGTAAGCAGTCTATTCATGTCATCCAATACGAACTGATCGTTCGTGTTCGATTGGAGGATGTGGTTTAATGCAGAAGCACTAGAGTTGGCGCGACCTTTAAGAGTGCTGGCCTCAGCCAACGCCTTCATGATCACTGCCCAACCGTTACGCTCTTGTTTAACAAGAACCTCTTGCGCCATGCGCTCAACGGCCTTGCTAATAATGTCAAGACGACCACGACGAGCGTATTTCTTGAGGAAGGAAACCGCACTATCTAAACGATAGGTTGCGATTTTCATCTCTTTCATACCCTCAACGAGGGAACTCGGAAGGCCACCAGCCACATTTTGTGACCAGACCTTGATGTAACCGTCGCTTTGGTCGTAATAAAGATCGAGAGGATAGCTTGGGCTATCGTCTTCGTCGAATTCGCTATCGGTATAGATAGCGGACAGGGTTCCAGCTTGGCGGATGACTTCTTGGATAACTGGGCCGAGAAACGCAGCAAAAACTTCCTGCGCTTCAGCAGCTTTAGTAAGGTCCTTAGAACCCATCTGCTTAATAAGCTCTACCTGCTCTGGAGTATTCTTAAGCTTTAATTTCATAATAAATTTCTCCTATTTAAAGATTACAGGTTGAGTTTGACGAGAACATTTCCGTTGGCATCTTGGGCTCCCAAGAAATGTCCAACTTTCACTGTTCCGTGTGGGTCAGTCGAGAAACAACCACTATCGTGGCCGTAAGCTACGGAACCCGCAGTCAATGATGCTTGGTTGAGGTCAACACCGTCCACCAAGAAGATGCCTTTAGTAGCAACCGGGACTGCTTGACCTGAGATAGCAACTTGCATCTCAGCAGCCTTACGTGGGTTGTACAGCAACTTCTCGCCGTTTTCGTCCGTTTCGCGCACATCGTAAAGAAGCATACCCATGGGAGTGTCACCGGAGACAGCAGTATCTAACAAAGCTTGAATGTTATACCGTTGAGAAACGGTATTTCCATAAAGCTGATCAGACACGCCATTTCCTAGTTCCATCTCGTCGGTAGCTTCCCAACCGTGCGTGGACTTGACTTTGACAAGGGTTCCCTTGTTCACACTGGTGCCATCAAACGCAAAAAGGTTGATGACATCATGCTCGTCATAATCTCTGAATGGTAATAGATTTGGCATAATATTTTTTTGTTAATTATTAATTGGTAATAAAAATTACTTCATGTCGAATTGGTCCAAACCAAAGGCACTCTTGTATTTATCATACATAGTGGGCTCTTCGGCTGGGGTACTCACAGGAATCTCTTGCGATTGTTCCTGCGCTTCGTCAATTGCCTTTTCCACGACTTGCGCCGTTTCGTTGGCATTGGTTTCGTCTGCGCTAGCTCTAACTTCTTCTACCTTGGCTTCAGCTTTCGCCTTTTCCTTAGTAGCCTCAGTTTCGGCTTGAGCAGCTTCGATAGCTTTCCGAGATTTAGCCGACAAGAGAACCGTCATTTTCGCTTGGTAAGCCTCGAAGTCCTTATCGCTCATGTCTTTGATATCAGAAGCAATGACTTCACGATCTTGATCGTTAAGCTCATACTCTTCGTCTAACTGTGCCATGCGCTGGTTAAATCTTTCCTGTCCTTCGCGTTCAGTCTTTTCAGCCTGAAGCTCTTCCAGTGTGGATTGAACCTCGTTCATCTCTTTCTTCAGCGTGATATGCTCAGAAGAGAGTGTCTGGTACTTCTTGTCAGCTTCTTTCAGTGCGTTTTCTTTAGCGGTTTTTTCGTCAGCAAACTTCTCAGAAGCTTGCTTCAGTTGTTCTTCAATAAACTCATGAACCGCAGAAGCCTCAATAGACTTTAGTGATTCACTGGTTATATCTTCTACGCTGTTTATTTTCATAATAAAGCTATCCTTAATATTCTTATTCGAACTGGTTGTGTTTACATTCTTATTTACACTTTGTGAAATTTTATTTGCGTTTTTTGTGCCAATATCATTGTCTTCTTGAATACTAACATCCTCTGTTTTCTTTTCTAATTTTTTTTCTTTCTTTTTCACCGCAATGCCTTTTACGTCAGCAGCGGGAGATTCAGTAAGACCAATTCCAAGTGGAACAACATTAGCTATGACATGTCTATAGACCATCTTGCCATCATCAATTTTACCGTTTCCACCGTATCCTTGGAGTTTTTCCCTTAGTTCTTCAATCTTTTCCTTGGCTGTAATAAATTCTCCGTTTTCAATATTTTTCTCGCCTTCGTCTAGAATAACTAAATTATATTCATTAAACCCAAGCTCCCAACTAGCGGATACTTTAAGGTAATTTTCGCTGGTTGGATCACTCGACTCTTCGATAATATTGGCTAGTTCACTATTAACTATCTTCCAGACAACCGCGCCCAAGGTAATATTGAACGGTTTCTTATCTTCATCTTTCAGTTCGCTAGCTTCTATAACTTTGTCTGAGCCGAATTCACTATACCCAGCAGAAAGGACAACACCAACCACCCTATCTCTATTGTGTTCAATGTTAATTGGCTTATTTATGAAAGACTTAGACATTTCGAGCGCAGTAGAAGTGTCGATTACGTCTCCATTTTTATTCACCCTGTTGACGACACAGGCGTTGAAGGCGATTGGCAATAGATCAATATTCTTATCTGTGTCTACGTCAGGGATGAACTCGCCCACGTCTATAATACTTGCCATGGCGAGATATTTATCTTTTTCCTCTTTAACAAGGGGTCTGACGTTAGAACTAAATATTGTTTTATATTTGAAATCCATTTTCTTGCTCCTTATACGCCATCAAGGGCTTCTGTATAATAAAATGCCGTGACATTTCCCGCTGTGCCGTGAATGTCTTCCGCGTGAATCGCTGTGTTAGCTGAAACATATATTGGTGCCGGGAAACGATTCATTCCTGCTCCCAGATGGCAAATTACATCGCCACTTGTATTTGTTTCTTTAAAATTCATTGCTACACTGCAAGTGACAGCGATCAATACAATGCGTCTGTTTTCGCCGGGGGTGGAGATAAGCTCGCCATCCGCAGCCAAATTCGAAATATCTAGTTTCTTCCAGTAATTGGGTGTTGCGCTCATAAATTTCCTTACACTAATATAAATTCCAAATGGGTTTTTTGTAGTCCGTCAAATATAAATCATTCATATCGATAAAATCATAATTAAGCCCAAATTTTTCAACGTCCTCTTTTGCTTGCGCGAAACATTCACTATTGGGTATCCAGTGCTGCGTAATATCTAGGAAATTAACGGCGGTTGTTTTTTCTCTATCTATTTTATATTCTGGGCTTCCTGATCTCATCGCAAGATACATATTTGCTCTTGCGAACGCGCATAATATTGGGCTTCCATTCTCTCTATTGCTTGCGCCACGAAGAAATGCTTTTTCTAACTGGGCGTAAGTTACATTAGGCTCGTTGTCCTTGTTGAACTCCTTTACCTTCGCTCGTAGAGAATCTGAAATTTTAACAGAAAGCCCAATCATGCCTTCTTGATCAGGCTTGTTTGGCGATTCTTCTGAAGCTGGGCTCTCAAGGGCTTCCGTGGTAGATTTTGGTTTCGTCTCTGTTTTTGCTATCGGGACACATTTTTTACCGTCCTTGCTTACTTCGTATCCGGGGTTGCACTTTGGTGGATACCCAGCTTTCTTATCTGCATCTGCCGACAGGGGCTTATCTTTTTCAGAAGACGGAGCTTCCTTCTTGTTCACTTTTTCCCAAAGACGACCATATGAGGCCATCTGGCTGTAACTGAGAGATCGTTTGTTTTTCGCCATAAAACGAGATTTTCACTTATTATTACACAGGATATATTAAATTTATAAAAAATCTTCATGCTATAGAAGATTGAAAAAAAACAAAAAAAAGTATTGACCCCGGATGAACTCTGAAGTATTGTCTTCTCATGCGGTTGAAACCGCGCTGATCTTTGAAAAATTTACAATTTTGCACCTCGACGGAGGGGCAAAGGAGATGGCTGATTAATACTCTTACACAGGGTATAAGGCACTATTACTGTAGCTATATACGACAACCAATCGTTAGGGGGCTACGTGATAGGTAGAGGGCAACACTGAACTGTACTGTGTTACCGTCCTCTGGTGGGTCATGCAGAAGTACCCACTCTCCACTAATTTTTTCTGCGGTTGAGGCTCTTGCCTCCACTTTCTTATGGATGCCTCGATAAGGGTGGATGCCGTAGATAAAAAATCCGGGTGACTATTGTCGTTCAGTCTTCAAGACTAAACCTCCTTGCACTAGTTGCCCGGATTTCCTTTTAACAGGTAAATTTTTGAAATTTTAGTATTCGGACCAAAGAAAGTTTTTATTTGCTTCTCATAGGGAAAACACGCCCAATGAGATTCACCCTTAAGTATGTTACCGAACAATAGGACAATTGCTACGTCTCTTTCGGAATCTAGCTCGTCTATACTTCTGTCAGTTTTTATCATCTTGTATCCGTGTTTCTCGCAAATGTTTTTTAATTCATTCGGAAAAGAAACAAGAATGGTATCGTGATGTACCAACATCATTATGAACCTTAACTTGTTGCCTCCATCTTGTATCTCTCTACTTATAACGGTTCTGGTTATGCCTTTTTCCTCTAATTCTAAAAAGGCCCTCTCCAAGGCAACAGGCCCACAGGAGTCATAGTGTCGGGTATAATAGCCTAGAGAATCCGTGTTGTATGTTTCTGGGTGAAACGCTATGCACCCAACGTTCAATAGCGATAGAGCCATGGACCACAACAGGATTTTGGTCTTGTTGAATTTCGGCCAAAAGTTAAATCCTTGTTGCAAAAAAAAACACATATTTAAGAAATCATTATAAACATTACTATGTTAAATGCTACGCTCGCACTCAAGAGACATGTTAAAATTAATATTACCCCCCAGTTTATATAAATTACTTCTTTAATCCTCTCTTTCGTAACTGGTTTTTCTTTTCTCTTGGTGACGTGCCACCATTTAGCGTCTTCGCCTAAAAAAAAGTATCTCACCTTTTCAGGTTGATTGTCGCTTTTCATTATTGTTTCGACCTCATATATGGCAGGATCAGGTTTCCTGATCATATCTCTAGACCCTTAATTCTATTTTTGTTGTTCAGTTCGTTGATCTTGTCTATCAGCATTCGAATTGCTTGGTCCTGCTCTATTATGAATTTCCTTTGGTCACCAATAAGGCCGTTCATTAGGATTAGTCCTTTTTGCTGTTCTTTTAGGAGATGATCAGCTTCTTGCAGGTTACGCATCATTGATGCTTTCTCGATCAAATGGCCGAGACGCTCGGTACTAAACGAAACTTCTTGATAAATGAAATAAGAAAAACTGAGAATAAGAGTAGCCAATACCCAGCTAATGCACTTAGAGCTCTTTTGAAACCCACCCCAAAGCAGTGCCAACTTCTCCTTTAAAAAAGTCACCATTCTCATAGTGACTTTATTTACACCTAAAAAAAGGGATATGACCTATTCTTCTCTTGGGATTCCCCCAGCGTACCAACCTTCGGGTAACTTTAATTTGTTTTTAGAAAGCACCCATTCTCCATTTTTAAGTACGTAACACTTACCCGTTACGTTGGGTCCTATTCTAATTAGGTCTGCTTGAGTATCAACAAATACAACTCGTGTGCTTCCACAACCAACGATACTAATTAGCAGGGCCGTTATTGTCAGTGTCTTTAGAAGAGTTTTCATTTTGTTTCTTTTGTTCCCTTTGCTTCTCCAGTTGCCTGTTGATTCGGTCCCGCCAGCTATCTTTAAGAGATTGGGGCGTAGCATCTCCATCACCAGCCTTGGTGTCCTTCCTAACCTCTGCGGTTAGCCATTCTAAAACGGCCTTAATTAGAGCCGTCAGCCAAACCATATTAGGTTAACCTTTCTTGACCAATCCTCTAGAGATTGTGTATCCGACTGCTGCGAGCCCAGAAACCACAAGGCCAAAAACCTTGTTGGCTGTTCCAGCACCCTCAGGATCGAGCACATTTGCCCCCCAGAGTAGTGAACCTAGCGCAACTACAACCGTAATCCAAAATTCGGTAGTTTTCCAGCCGGGTTTAACGTCATTTTTCTTTAATGCCATGATGTTTCCTTTTTTTGTTGTGAAAATTTTTGAAAATTAAATGTTGTCCCAACCTCTATATGGTCTGCCTACGTTCTTCTTTTCTGGTTCAGGGACTTCCTTTTTTGTGGCTGTCGCTGTCGCCTTATCGGAAGAAAGAACCATATTTTTCCTGAAGAGTTTAGAGACCCATTTACCTATTCCTAAGAGATGTTTCTTCATCGTACAGTTCTTTACACAATTAAGGGTTAACTTGGCCACTTAAAAACAAACCTTTTGTCATGTCTTCATTATCTAAATCGACCATAAAACCCAAATTTACGGACTTACTGCTCCCAAGATCGGCGTTAAAACTGGCTCTTTCTAGTTTTGCTCTTCTGAACATAAAGGAGTTCGTTAGGTATGAAATAACCTCTGGGTCACCTTCTCCCGTAGGGCAGTATGTTGATTTGAATATGTTGACATCAATATTATATTCGTCGTCGTAATTTCTTATTTCTGCCAAACTGCCAGCTTCAGCATCGGAAACCAAAGCGTCTAAGGAAATGGTTGCTGTTGCTGGTTCAACAATTGGAAAATCAATAGGGACTTTGAACCCTATCCCCCTTAATTTTTCCCTGTTCAAAGAAATGTCTATAGTATAACCCTGTAGCTTCATTTCGTTTAGGGAAATACCAATATTGGAGCCACCTGTTGGGTTAGTTTTTATTTGTTCTAAGTCAATTTTTATATCTCCCGGCTTGAGTATCGTTGTCTCTCCAGTGGCAGTATAGGGCTCAATCCAAACCTCCTTTTCTAATAGTCCGGTTGTGTCTTTGTAATTAACTACTGGCATCTTTACTGGGTCCAAACCTAGCTCCATGCTCTTGAAATAATTTATGTCTGAACCCTGAAAAGATATCGAATTCTCTATAGGGGAGCCAATTGCGCCCCGTGAAGAATAACGATGCAAAAAACAATTACTAATTGCAATCACATCTGTTCTTTCCGCTGGGTCCCAATACCCTGAGCCAGAGAGGTGGTTGAAAGCATCGATTCCCTCTCTTTCCTGTACCGTTACGTAAATATTTTTTCTATCTAAATTTCTATCACCAGTGTTGGTAAACCCAGAAATCAAAGAGCATTCAAAGTTGCCTGTCCTCTGTGGCTCCCCATATACTCCTGACTGTAAGTTGAAATTAAACCCAATTGCCTCTTCGTTAGTAAAGCTTGCTTGGAGATACGCTAATTCAATATCTACCGTTGGGTTTTCTATAATTGGCCTTGTTACCAACCCCATTCTCCCAAGCTGAACAATGTCTGCTCTATCTATATTGAATGAATAAGTTAGAGACTGTATCCTCTCTATCGAGTATGGGTCTTTATTGCCATTGTGTGATCCGCTTATTATTGCGGGACCTATGAAAGCTCCTTGCGCTTGATAAGTAACACGATTCTTAGACATCTTCAGTCCTACTGGCGTATAAAATCCCAGCCAAGTAATCGTCTAACTGGTGTTCTAATGCAACCTCTTGGACTTCATTAACCCGATCTAAATTTTTGTCTGCGGGTTTCTTGACGTATTCGTTTGCCTTCTTACCCCAATCGGATGGCTCCTCGTTAGCAATAACTAATGATGTGATTTGGTCAACTACCAGAATTTGTTTTTCGTTTAATTTCTTTAACTTATGCTTCCTCTTTAAGCTACTGGTAATTTTGGTAGTTAGCTTTTGAGCAAGGAGCATATTTCCTTGTATTTTTGACAAACTAAATTTGTAAGAAGAAACTACCGGAGGGTTAGATACCCTACTTTGTGGGCCTTCTCCTACTGGTGAAACTTTTTTCGTGGTTTGAGGTACTCCGGTTCCGCTAGGTCTACCTTTCGGCTGTGGAATTTTCGTTTCTCCTTGCTTGGCGGGTTTTGCGGGTGTGCCGTTTTGCCCCGGATTTGGGTTGTGTGGATGAGAGCCCGGAGAGCCACCTACCATTGGTTCATATAATCCTTTTTTCTTCTGCTTTAAGAATTCCTTTTGTGATTCAACCGAATCACCTAATTCAGGAAGCCTTCCTCGTCTTAAAGCCTCTATTCCTTCGTCTGGCGTGAGGATTCCAATTTCAACCATCCTACTATAGATTCTCGCCATATTGGTTGGGTCACGCAAAGTAACCTCATCAAAATTAGGAGTAGGCCAAGATTGAAAACCAAGTTCCTTTGAAATCCTTTTTATCTCTGGGATAAGAAAATCATTTAAGAAAGCTTGCCTAGCTTGCCTTAGTCTCCCAAGGAACATCTCTGCTTTCGCGGTTTGATTCGCAAACTTTTCTCCCGCGCCTAACAGAATATTGTTTAAGCCAATTTGTATATCCTTATTAACAACCTCGTATTTTTTTGGATCAAGTATTGCAGCTATATCAGGAATAATGAATTGACCTTTCGTTGTATAGTCAGCGATAAGCACTCTACCAACTGACTGGTTAACGAAAAGCTTTTGCATGGCTTCTAGGTTCTTTTGGTTAACGCCACCTTTATCCGGTTCGTCTCCCATTGTTATTAGCAGTATGGCTTGTTGAGTGGTTCTCGTCATGGCCATGTCCATTTTTTTCATTTCCTGTTTCCAATTTAAATCTTCTAGAACTGGAAAGCCCATTGGTACTGCTAGTGGTTCATAATCTTGTTTTTTATAGAAAACCGCATACATCTTTTCATCGTCTAACGGAATGGACAAATAAGGTGTTCTTCTGCTTTTAACTTCCTTTTTAACATCGCTCGGCAAATTGTTAAATACTTCTAAATCCTCTTCTGTTTTTGGGTTTCTTAATCTTTCAAGCTCATAGTCAGACAATACTTTGTAATATTTCATGTCCTGAAAAGTAATGTTTCCCTTTGCTTGAATATCTGCGGGGTTTAAAATTATATACCTCGAAGGAAGGGTCATCTCCTTGTTGCTACCACCAAAGGCTTGGGCAATTCTTCGAACGTCCTTTGGTTGTATCTTCGTGTCAAACCTATAGACAAATACATTCCCACTTCTGTAGTATTCCCTAAAGAATTTATCTTGGAATGACCACATGTTTATTTTATCAAAATAGGCATTAAAAAAGTTTCTCGATTTTTTATTACCCCCACTAAAGAAAAGGTCACTAATGGTAAATTCAGTCATTAGGTCAATCGTGGTCCTGAAAATCGCAAAATTATAGTATGCTTTTTGGCATAAGATTACCGCATCCTTCACGTCCATACCGGAGTTATTAGTGGTACTTTTTGAGTAATTAAATGGAACCAATCCATCTGAAATATTGGAGAATCTATCCGTCCTTTCAATTTGTGCGGACTTATTCCTTCTCGTTCGAGTTTCGGCAGCATCGCTTATCATAAGAGGCGGATTGTCTCTTTTTCGAACTACCTTCGGTTTACTTGTTCCTTGGTCTTTCATGAATAACAGTTTCCCAAAAAATTACACCCTAATCTATCATTATAGGAGAGAAAGTTTTATGCGATGTCTCCTGAGCATTTATCATATCAAGATAACATTTAGTTGCCCAACATGCCAGCATCAACGTTGTATAGTTGTCTTTCCTCGCCCTGTGCTGTGACGTACTCCTTTTTAGGTGCTGTGGCAAGTCAAAAGTTTGGGTTCCTCTGGGCGTCGTCTTAACTTCAACTAGGGCACATTGACGCTTCGTTTGGTATATATGATTGTCTTGTAGCTCTATCAATTCCAATACATTTTCACACGCTACGTCTTCCGCTTTGACCCTGTAGCTACTTTGTTTGTTAAATGCTCGTTCATTCGCTGTGGTTCTTGAGGCAAACCATATTTTTTTATGGTCAATTGCTGCTTGAAGATGCTCGTTCGCTTTTCTTATCCAGTTGGATGAGAATACCTGTTTGAAGCAAATTGTCCCGGCGGTTTTGTTGTATCGTCTCTTTGCTGCTTTTACCTCAGAATTATAATCCTCTCCTTCTGCGTCACTATTGAAATCGAAAAAACCAATTTGCTTATCCTTGAATAAGATTGATTCGTTGCATCCATCGATGAACTGGTAACCAGCGTTATCAATAATTATCATATTTATATCAAAAGAATCAGTTAGGTAGTTTAAATATTTAATATGGTCTTTAAGGTCTCCACCAGCAACCGCATAAGAATGAACCAAAACACTTGTCTTTGTTTCTTCGTCAACCTCGACAAGAGACATAGCAAAAAAATCAGATGAAGGACTATTACTAAAACTCGGATCAATACCCAAAATATATGTTGAGCCCTTGTTCTCCTTTACTAACGTTGTGGGCTCTTGACCATCCGGTACAGTACATTCATGCATTTTTTTCGCACTGAAATAAGAATCACTTCCATCTGAAAATTGAGCACAATACTCTCGTTGAAAAGAAGAATGACTTTGCCCTCCGCTCTGTGCTTCCTCGATAATAGTCTTATCAATCATGTGCTCTGGTAATGCCTCGTAACCTAATTGTGAAATAAAGTATTTACTGTCTAGACCTGTTAATTCTTTGTCCTCTATCTTCGAGGTCCACTCTTTGTATGTTTTATAAAGATTTTCAAAAGTATAACTCGCAGAAGAAAGGGCTATCATCTTACTGTCGTTTTCAAATACCATCCTGTCCTTTTCTTCCATAGCTCCCAGTTTTATAAGTTTGTCTTCTGTTTCGCGTATTTCAATTCGTTCTTTCATGTTTTGAGGAGCAACCAAGAACGGCATTAGGACTGTTTTTATGATGTCTTCTGGAAGAAGCAAATACTCATCAAGAACTAAAACATTGGCGCGAAAACCACGAATCTTTTCGCCGTTAAGTGGTATCGCTGTTATGGTCCCGCCATTAATATGCCACTCATATTGGTCGTTTCTTTTCATTTTTGCCCCGAAAGCCTGAGCGAGAAGTTCCGCACCTTTCGATTCAACAAGCTTTTCTAAATTATTAAAAATAAATCTAGCGGTACGAAATGTAGGGCCAGCAACAAGTATTTTTGTTCCGGGGTTAAATATACACTGAAGAAAACAAAACACAGAGGCGATAAATGTTTTTCCACAACCACGGCCCCAAACGCACATTGAAAAATTTCGGTTCATAAATCCTTTAAGTGTGACTTCTTGATACGGCGCGAGTTTGATTCCAGAAATTAACTCAGTAGTAAACCCCAAGTTTGCACGAAGAAATATAGCTAGAGAGATTTTAGCTTCCTTATCCTTAAGCTCGCCTTTTAATGCCAACATCCCTTTGTTGATATCTTTTAGCTTTACTTTATATTTGTCTGGGCAATACCACATTATAGTTTTTTTGAATCGTAAGCTAATTGTAGATCAACGTGTCTTACGGTTTTCTCGTTACTAAAAATTTTTTCAACTACTCTAGAAGCCTCTCGTCTGCCGTCCACGAAAAGAAATTGTATCAATGGATACTCATATATTAAATCTCTCACTCTTCTCAAAATATATTGAGAAGTGACCTTCGTATTTTTAAATATTCTTTCTTTGCTGTGTTTTTTTCTTAAGTAGCCGAAAGAAAGCGCGTGTTTAAAATCCTGCTCTATCAGTATTACCAAAAGAGCATTAGCTTCCTGCGCTTTTTCTATCTCCCTGCGAAACCTTTCGTAGTTGTCTGGCCTAAGTGTTCCGACGAAGTCAGCCAACGATTTCCTTTCTATCCTACATGTATACCTATCGTCCTCGGTGCTTAATGCGTAGTCACCGAACTTAAGCCCCTTTAGTTCTGTTTTGGTATTAAACTTAAGTGGGTTTTTTTCTCTTGTGTCCACGTAGATAACAAGGTCATCCTTCTGTTGATTGTCCTTGAATAAAAAAGTTTTTTTATATTTGTTTTCTAACCCAAGCTCTGAGCATGTATCATAATAGTCTCCAAAAATGCGATTTAACTCATTTATAGCGGGATATTTAAGACTTCTCAACTCTACCTGACACATTGAATATTGCATGTTCTTCTTTTTGATTCTCTTTCGAATCATTTCCAAACAGAACTTTCTTACCGTGTACGTGGGGGCTTCTTCCCTCCATTTTCTGAAGTTCAATGGAGAATTAAAGGCCACCTCAAAATATTGCTCTTTACTCTTATACTCAATTGGGTCTCCGCTATACAGATCGAAACGCGGGAAAAATTGTTGATAGTATTCCACCACGGTTATCTTATGCGCCTTAAGGTGGGCATGAAGAGAACGATCCGACTTAAACTCTTTTCCGCATATTTCGCACTTAACCATTTAAAACTTCGTCCTCGCTTAATCCCAGTATCTTGCCTTTGAGTTCGTCCATTGTGGTTAGCCGTTCAACCTCGTCAGTGAGGACTGTTTTTCTTATCTCGGCTAACTTTATCATTTTCTTGCGTGACTCTTCTTCTTTCCACATCTCTACTAGGTTTAGAATGCTGGCGTTATTTTTAAGTTCTTTACTGAGTCTCGTGCTCCTTTTTTCTTTAAGGTCATTTAGTAATTTTGTTTGTCGGTTAATGCATTGATTGTATTCTGTCTGGCATGAAGAAATTGCTTCTATCAAACTCATAGACATTCTTCTTCCGTCCGTGTCGTCCGCTGAAGTGTCCATAAGGTTACTTAACCTCTCAACTCTTAATTGGACAGTTGAAGCTATAACGACCTCGCATGACAATACTATATATTGGTCTACTTCCTCTTGTGTCAAATCATATTTGTCGTGAGTATAACGAATGAAACTACTTTCAAATAAATCTCTGTCGCTAGGAGTTATGTAACTATTTATCTGGTGGGTAAACCTATATGTCAGAAGGTAGCCTATTAACGCATTAACAGCTTTTCTCTGCGCTGGACTCATCTTATCTTTATCAAGAGGCGGGTGAACGTATCTATTGATTCGGGCTAAAGACGAAGCGAACGTTTTAGGCGTCTTGTATTCGCTGCTAACCTCTTCGCTAAGTGGCATAAGCAATGATTCACTAGGCAACGTTCCTAAATATTCAGTGACGCATCTTGCTTCTTGACTTAGATTACTTAAAGAATTGTCCTTAAACACAACTCTAGTTAGCTCCAATGGTTTCATGACTGACGCATTGTTTTGAAGAAACTCTTTATCCTCATCGGAAAGATTTATTTTTCTTTTCGGTTGATATTCATGAGCACCCCTTGCGCGGATTTCTCTAGTTGCCAAAAATGCTTTTACTGCTCTTCCCTCCTTGCTTCTTCCGTCAAAGTCGTCATTTGGAAAAGCCTTTTTAATCAAGTCCAATAAGGCGGGTGGATCATCAGGGTGAGAATTCCACTCTTCCATAATGATGTTTTCTTGTTCCTTGTTTAATTGTACTTCGTTCATGTCAAAAGAAATCTATGTCTCCTTCTTGGAGAATCTTTTTGGCTTTTTCTATTATGCTTTTTTTAATATTCTTGATTTGTTTATATCCGGGTGACCTGTTCTGCTCGTTGGTTTTGTAACCCATTTTTTTTGCAGTTTGATCTTCAGAGAGGTATTCTATGTACAGGTGTTTATATACCTTCCACTCTATCGGTTTTAAAATGCTGTTCATTTTTTCATGTAGTTTTACGGCAGCGGTTTCTATATCGTAACTGTCTCCATACTTGTTATAAACTTCTTGGGCGTGGTTTTCTAGTGCTAGTGGAAGTTTTGCGTTGTAGGCTGATTTTTTTGTTACTTCCCAGTGTTTGTATAAAGGACAACTATTATCCTGTTTTCCGTATATGCGACATAAGTCTTCTCCTTCTGACGCTGCACATTTTAAACATGGTCTTGAAAAATTACCATAGTTATTTCTTATCAGATTTTTTATCTGGTTGGAAATTAGCCTATTTAGCCAAGGTCCAAGTGGTTTCGATGGGTCATAAAGTTCCCATTTTTTGTATATATGAATTCTCAAGATTTGAGATACATCGTCGAAGTCCATCCAAGCTAAAATAGTTAAGGTCCATTTGTTTCTTCTTTTCCTTATTTCGTTGTCTATCTCATCTATGCAATCTTCAAACTTTGGTCTAGATACTTCTTTCTTAGAGTCACTCCGCTTTGCAGACTTTCTTGCTTTAGGGATGGTCTTCGGACGTGACTTCAAAAAGTTACTCTGGGTTTTTCGGTGCCTCTATTCCACCAGCTTCTTTAAAGAAATCACTTCGCATCGAGTCTCTTTCTGAGTTTGAAGGGACATCTCTTGTGAACCCTTGGCCTTTGGTGCCAACGATATCTCCAAATCTTATTTTACTCCCGTAGACATCTATATCTATATCCAATTTGGAAATCTGAGGTAAATCTACGGAGATTTCTTCCTCAGGTTCCGGTTCGGGTTTCGGTTGTTTACCCATCCTTGCAGCAGAGGCATTTAGTGGTTTTCCACAGCCAGAGCAAAAAGATGGCATTTTTACCGAGTAATCAGTGGGTATTCCACATTTACGACAGTATATTTTCATACTCCTCTATTATATTCAGTTTTTAGGTCTTATCTCTAATAATTAGTGTGTAAATTACACGTATGCGGAAGGAACCTTTCAAATTTAAAAACTCGAAGGGTATTGAGTATGAGGTACTTTTCAGAAAGCCGAATGAAAGACATTATGGCGATGCTGATGGAACTTGCGCTAATCCGGGGGTTCCCAATCCAAAGATTCACATAAGTCCGTATCTCACTCTCCAGAGCGAACTCAATACTTGTATCCACGAGTTTGCTCATGCTTATTTCTGGGACAAAACAGAGACGGAAATATCCGCCTTCGCCAATAGCCTCAGTCGTTTTCTTTACACAGAAAGAAAGTGGAGGAGGATGAAGCGACAAAATAAAAAAAGGAAAAAATAGTGAAAAACTTAAAAACAGAGGCAATTTTAAGAAAAATAAAAGAAATTAGAAAGACAGTGGATAAATTAAGTGACGAGACTTTTGAGCTTATTCACCTAAGCGAAAAGGGCAGCATCGATAGAAAAGCGTTCGATATGGCCTACGTACTTAATCAATGGGCTCACAGAACGAAAGGCGAGCTTGAACGTCACGCTGAGACAATGAAATACCGCGACGATTAATAAATGCTCTTAACCTTCTTGATTAGGAACTTCACTAGTTCAGACCGCATAATGTCGTCTTCATCGAAAGAGAATGTATAGACCCCATTTTCATTGCTTTCTTCATCGTTAAAACAATCATATATTTTCTTAAATGACCCTCTCCTATTGTCATTAAGGTCTGTCTGCATTGGGTCTGCTAAAACAAAAGCACGACTGCCTTTGCCTAGCCTAGTAAGGACCGTAATTATCTCTTTCAAAGAACTATTTTGTGCTTCATCCAGAATAATGCATTTATTCGCCCAGTTCATACCACGGGCAAAATTAACAGGAAACATTGACACCCTGTGTTCTTCTTCAAGCTTCGCAACTCTGGTCTCTGAGAGAAGTTCCTCTAATTTATCAATAAAAGGAAGGTTGTAGAAACGCAGCTTATCTTCTGCACTACCCGGCAAAAACCCAAGTCTTGATTCGGAGGATTCCACGGCAGAACGTAAGTACATGATGTCACTTACCAATTTGAGGTTCAAAAGTTGAAGGCCACAATATACAGCAAGTAGTGTTTTGCTTGTCCCGGCGGGCCCATTTACGAATATAATTTTTGTGTCTTCTTTTAAAGCAATCTTAAAGAAACTTTTTTGTTTTTCTGTCCAAGGGAACTGATTGACCTTAATTTTTCTTTTGATTGGATTAAGGTTTATTGAGTCGTTTTGGCGGGTGGCTTCATTAATTTCCTCCCGAACTTGTTGCTTCTCTTTTGCCCTGTTGGCTTTTTTTCTAGCTGCCATTCTGCATAACTTTACACTATGAAAACCAGCCTGTGACTGATATTCTGTGCTTCTTACAACCGGGAACAACATGAGAAACAAAATGCGGAACGCCGTTTCTGGTGGCTATATCAAACATTACTAATCGGTTAAATATTGGTTGGACCACCTTAGTTATGGTTGAGTAGTCGTCTTTCATAAAGTGAAGAAGACCTCCGTCTTGTGGCTTCCAATCCTTAGACAAGCTGAATACGAAACCTATTTTTCCTTTATTATGATCATGATGTGGAGAAAGAAACTGACCCGCTCTATATCTACTTGAAAAAAGCTCACCCGGTTTAGAGATATCCATTTCGGTAACTTCATTTACAAAGTTTAAAAGGGCCTCAGATGCTATGAGTTTTTTGAACTCGCACTCTAGGCACTCACAATCTTTAAAGTGATCACCTAGCGTCCTATCGAAAGAGTAACAAAAATTTCCTTTGTGAAAAGCGTGATTGGCTTTAATCGTTAATTCGTTGCAAGTTTTTAAGTTTTGAGTTGTCCGCCTAGTATGAGTAACGCCCTCTCCGTATTCTTTTCCTCCTTTTTCGAGAGTACTTGTATACCACCAATGGTCTGGCATAACTTCGGTGTAAAATTGGAAGAGCTTACCAGCGTCTTCCGCGACCAAAAAATCATATACCTGAACTGACCTTTGATTTAAGAAATCAGCTTTTAGGTCGCTAAGTTTCAACTTGGGGTTAACCTCTAACATTCTCATTAAAAAAGATGTTAAACACGATGGCGATGCGTTCCTTGTCGGTGTCATTGCGCTTCTGAAGGTGCCTCAGGTAGCTCCTCCACATTAGCATTCTTCCGGTCTTGGGAACGACGTGACGCTGGTACTCGTTCGAGGCAACGTCCTTAGCTTTGGGTATCATGCACCATAGGAATGGTTCAGAGTCTGGACGACGAAAGCATATGTCTCCCTCGTCTCCATCGGCCTGTAGATAGTAGACGCCACACACATGACAGTTCTGATGTATGTGTATTTCTTGGTAGTCATACCTATAAGACTTATTAACCCAAACCTTTGTCTCTATCTTGGGAAATCCGGTGACTCCGGGGGCAAAGGGGTGGCCGTTTTGAGCCATCCATTTACCGAGAAGATCATAAACATAAGATTTAAATTCGGGCACTTCCTCGATGACATTATCATGCTTCCAATACGTGCTTTTGCAAAAAGCTATCGTTTCGCTCTTTTCATCCTCAAAGTCCAAAGCGTCAATATAATTAAATAATTTCCTGTTAAGGTTACTATCGTCGATATCCTTCTGGAGAATTATGTCCGAGAACGTTTCTATTATTCTTGTATCCATTTACCGTCGTCTCCCTGACCAAAAGAGTTCTTTGGTTTTTCCTCTTGTGGTTCCTCCCCGGAAGGTGGAATTTCTATTTCTTCTTTCATAACACTAGATTATAATACTTTTTGAGTGTTGCGCTAGCCTTATCTGGTTGAATAGCCATTATTGGTTTTATCATGAATTTCTCAAAACGATGACTCATGAATATGTCGATATTTGATTTGTTGTAAACTTTATTAAGTCCTGTCCTTCGTCCAAAAGGGGTATCGATGTCGATGCATTCGGTGGTATGTGGATAGTCCAACATTTCATCCCAACACCTTTTATGTAATGCGTGAGCATGAGTTAAACTACTGTGGACCAAACATAAGTTTTCACTGATATGTTTTTTTACTTGATCTACAGACTGCCCTAATGTAAACACTTCCCAATTAAACTTGCTTAGAGAATTTAATGCGGAGTCTAATGCTGAAAAATCTCTATGTAAAAAAAATACGTCCTCTTCGAAAATCAATACATTCTCCGCTCCTTCGGACTTAGCCTTTCTAATACAGGCTCTATGAGATTCTCTACAGCCAACCCAAGACGGTTCTTGCATAATTGCAGGAAAGAAAAGCACTCTATCCAATATTCCTATCTGTTCAAATTGGCGCATTGCTTTTTCTTTTTTTTTGGTGCGGGTTAGCGCAGATATACAATATATCTTATCAAAAAAATCAAAAGGATTTGATCTGCCAGCTTTCATGTCGGTCTCATCGACATATTACTTGGACGTGTCGATATTTTTCTATAATTAGTATATTAACACGGTCTGTGTCCTGAGTCCGTCTCCTTAAGATATTCTCCCCAAGCTTCCATTTGTTGCTCTTCAGTTGGTCCTTTTTCGTTAAGCATACGCGAGCTCTCTTTAAAATGTTCTTCTCTCCATTCTAACCATTCTTTGTAGTTGTTTCTTTTAATAGTGTCCACCTTGACCTCCTTCTGACGGTAGTTTATCTAAATTCTTTAGTGGCTTTATATCGTACCCGTCTTCTTTATCTAAACCTTTTTGGAAAAGCTCTAATATATAATTTCCAATACCCTTCTGGGTAACTCGCTTGCGACCCTTTGCTTTTTTGTATGACTCATCAAACGCTTTATTTGTATCAAAGGTTATGATACAGTCACCGTCTGGCTGATCCTTCATACTATGGATATAGATTTTTGGAAAATCACTCGCCATAGCTTCTTCAAGAGTCCCATCGTTTAATTTGACTTCTTTTCTTTTCTTCATATTAAAATTTTAATTTATCTTCCACCTTCCACGAATAAAACTTGCCTTCCCATTCACGAATCCTTCTGACTGCACGAAATGTCCAGCCTACTAGCTTGTTCCAATACTTGAAGCAATATTTGTATCTCCTTTTTCCCTCATATTCTTTTCGGGCTTTTGCTTCTTTTTTCCATTTTACCTGATTGGCTTTGCTCTCCGTATTGTCTTCAAGCCTGTATTCTGCTAGTTCCACCTCTCCCTGCACTTCTCCATTCTTTACATGGACGCGGTAATCTATCCAACCATCATGTGTACCGTCTACATCATGAAGAATATCATAGAACGTAATATAGCCTGTAAAGTCGTCCTTTACCCACTCGTGGCTCTTTTCTTCCATAGCCCACACAGGACTCCAAAAACCTCCGCTGTCTGTATCCTTCTTCTCCTCTTCGGTTGGTTCCCTGTTCTCGTACTCCACCTTCTTCACATAAAGAATTTCATCTTTACTGATCTTGTACTCTATAAGGCAATTAACCAAATCCTTTGTCTGGAATTGGTGGTCTGTCTTAAAGGGAAAAGAAACAATAGTCCGCTTACCCTCTTTTTGCTCTGGCAAACGAGGTAAGGTCATTTCGCAACTTATATAATCAAACATTCCCATAATTAATCCTCAAGTTTCCATTCTTCACCTTCTACTAATTGTTCCATTCGCTTTGTCATCCACTGATTGAATGACTCTTGGTTAAAGTCTTTTTCGCCAGTCTCCTCTCGATACGCATCCATATATTCTTCATCTACCTGTAACAAGAGTTCGCACATCCCTTCGCCACCGAATTGGTCTAACCGTCTAATTATTTTAATACCCATTCTGTCTTGTTATTGTAAAACCAAACCCAAAAATTCTCAAAGTAAAGTACCAAAAAAACTCATCTTCTCTATGTAAAAAGCACTCCGTAGGAAAACTAAAACCATATGCATAATACGGCTTATCGGGAG